GCAAGCGGTATGGACGACCTAGATAACGAGCTTGATCGGGACATCGATGACCACATCGACGACCTAGAATCGTTACCGTTTCGTTATCTTAAATATCTAAAATTCCCCCTTAGGGCGTGAGTTACAGGTGGCGCAGCTTGATACTAGGTTATCAAAGGCCAAAGGATCGCCCCCATCTTTGATCGGAATGACGTGGTCAACCGTCGTGGCAGGTTGCATACAGTAGAAGCAAGACCACTGGTCACGAGCGAGCACCTCAAGTCGCCTTGATCTCCAAGCTCTACTGTCTCTAGGGTCTTTCATTGCCATCCTTTAGTCTTTAGATGATGCAATGCACCACAGTAATTAGGCTCATCATACTCAGTATGTCCATACCTATGTCCAACATAATGCCAATACATCCAGAACTGTCTGATAGGTGTTGACTTCTTCAGGCTCTCAGTCTTCATCTGGTATAGCCCATATACCTGCTTAGTACCAGACTTATTACCTACAGCTTTATAGTCCCATCGAGACTCTCTATGTACTATCTCGTTATGACATGCATACTGCTTATCAGTAAGCTGATAGTTGGCTAATTGTTTAAGCTGTGTAATTGCAAGGTCTGACGCCTGTGCATCTAGGGGCGTAGCTATAGATAGAGATATCCCAATAGCGAGTGCTACCACGCGAGCTAGCCCTATCGGGCTCGCGTTGAGCCCCTGATGGGCTCTAGCGCTGAGAGTACCAGACGTGTCAAGCATGTGTATAACATGGGCGTGTCTTAAGCGTGAAGTGATGTTTCTACACTTACTTATCCACAGGTGTGCATAACTCATCGATTATCCGTACTGTAGAACCCTGTCCCCTTAAACGCTACACCTACAGAGCTATAAACCTTGCTCATCGATGAATGACAGAATGGGCATTCCAGATCATGCGGCTCATGAATCGACATCCACTTCTCAATTCTGGCATTACTCTCGCAATGCTCGTTATCGCACTCGAACTCATAAGTTGGCATCTGGATCGACCTCACATGTTCTGCATGTCTCAGTGAACGACCATACGCCGCACATCTTGCATCTCAATACCTTAAGTTTACCAATATCATCGCCAAAATCTCCGTAACCTGCTTTAAGCAATAGATCGACCAGATCACCTAATCTCATGAATGCAAGGTACTCACTAGGAGCCTTCTCCCCTTGACCATTTAATCGACTCACTACGATAGGCAAATCACCAGTTTTACTTGCCCTCTTTGTGACCTGATCGATCCACGCCTTTGGCTGGAACGCCGATCTAGCTTTAACCTCCATGTCGAACGGGACATGTGTTATATCTTTTCCAGCCCCTCGACCGATATCTGCATGTGGCCACCACTCCGAAAGGTAACGTGCGACCACACGCTCGGTCGAGAATCCTCGATACTTACGGCTTTGTGAGGCCATTGACAGCGTGACACTTAGCGCATGACCAGCTCTTATTAGCCAGATTGACCTTTATATCTTTGTAGGGAATTGCATCATTGCATAAGCAGCATCGAGTCGTAAATGTAAACTCCTCAAGAATTGCAATCACTTCCTTTGATCGATGAATTTCATCTTCTGTTGGGAATGATTCCCACTCACCATCTTGATTCATAAACTGCAAGCGTCCCATTTATACTCTCGCTTTCTGTCGCTGCCATGATCCATCTTTACTAATTTCGTACCAAATTACATCGTTAGGCGATGGACATCTTGTCAACTCACCCGTTACTGCATAAGGGCACTTAAAATGACCCCATGGCTTGCCAGCCTTTGTTGTACCTGTCTTCCACATCATCTCACCATGCTTGCAATGAGGGATATCCTTCTCTGTCTGGCCGCCAATGATCTCTTTCACCATCGATACAGCTTCCCCCATTGTGGGCGGCATAGTCGCAGGCTTGATAGTCCATGGATCCTCTTCTTTCACTACTGGGATGTATTCGCCGGATGTCTGTAGCATCTTTGCCTTTACTTCTTCAATCGTGGCATCTTTAGCCTTCACTCGATTTACCTTTTCGGCTTCTTCTCGACTGATTGAATTTTTTTCCGTACCAATACCGGCATTTTTTGCGGCAATTCCAATCGCAGAAGTTTCGCAGTTCTCTAAAGCAAAATCCTTATTGACTCCTCGATCGGATGTAATCTCTCTGGCATAACCTGTCGAGAAAGGTCTTTCATCCTCATCATCGCGGTACAACTCAGCTGTAAAGACGACTCGTCCGGCATCCTCATAGATCAATTTAGTAATGATTCTTCCCATAGGAAACATCTCTCTAAACAATTTAATTCTTTCGCTAACTGTGGTGTACTCGGATAAATTAAACATAGTTCTCGTCCCTTTCTGTTATGAGTTCACAAGCTAGTGCAAGGTAAGCACACGCGTCGATATAGGAGTCAACGTGATCGGCCGTCTCCTGGAGTCGTGCAAGTTTAACTTCGACCATCGCCAGACATGCTTGATGGTCTGAGATTGGAGTTTCGAGCATCTGCTGGAGTCGTAGTGCGATTCGAGTCTGATTGATACGAGGATGACCATATATTCTTCCTCGGTCTCCAATGATGTCAGTAGCTGATAATAGGACTTCACTTGCTTTCACACTCGTGCCCTTTCTTTAGATTCGTAGTAATCTCTCACAGCTTTACGGCCTTGTAGATAACCTACGCGAATGCCGACGATACGGCCTACATGAAAATATAGTGCAGATATCGCGATCATTACAATAAAATCGCCTAGTGATGGATCGAACATGTTGAGCCTTTCTGTGGATGCCCTTCATCCTTGGCTCTACTGTCTCATGATCTAAGGGGGAAAATCTAAGATTTGAGATAACGAAATGGTAACGATTCTATGTCGTCGATGTGGTCATCGATGTCCCGATCAAGCTCGTTATCTAGGTCGTCCATAGCGCTTGCCTGAGACTACGAAAGTCCCGTCTTTCTCCAGATAGATCAGATCGACTTGCACATTCTTGCCCTCGACATACATGATGGCGAATGCCTGCTGCCAATTAGCCGATCCCTTTGTGTATGACGCCTTGCTAAAGTCCATTAGGTTGCCTACTTCGACGCCATGCAAAACACGCCCTATACGGCCTCCAGAGGCCTCTGAGAAAGACGATCGTCCTGCCCTGTGTGTGTGTCCAGAAATGACGCTCTTACCATGCCTACGGGCCGCCTCAAGGGCTGAGAGACCACCCTGAGACTTGATAGGGGTATGGTCGCCATGAACTGCAATCCAGTTAGGCGCGATATTGTACGGCTTCTTATGAAAGGTAATCCCTAGCTCATCGAGGCGCATGAACTTTTCGAAGCGAAGTTCGGGCAATGATAAGAATGACGGGATCTTACGCATGATCTGCGTGTATAGGCGGTCTGTGTGATTAGACCGTATCATCTGTGTTACTTGGAGATCGTAAAGTACCTGAACAGCCTCATCGCGATCATCTCCCAGAGTCTGCTCATAGGCTTCTGGCGTCCCTTCTGACCACTTGCTAATTGTATTAAAATCAATCTCGTCACCTATTGTGACTACTTCATCTGGCTTAAAACTGCGTATAAATTGTGCTACATTTTTTACAGCTACTCGATCATGAAAGGGAACCTGTAGGTCACTTACTATGACTATTCGCTTCATCTAATCCTCGTCGTCGTCCTCATAGGGTAAGCGATCCACTCGGTCAGGGAGCGCAGGCAGAAGCCAGTCAGGGTAAGCGCCTCGTTCTGTAATAATTCCTAAGCAAAGATCGACAGCAAAGCCTGCACGTCGCAGGGCTCTGTAGAACTCATGCATAGAGATCGCATAGGCATCTAGTGCGCTATAAGTATCAAGATCAATGACCTTTTTCTTTGCCATGTTGAAAATTATCGCTCAAGAAGTATGTTGTAAATCTCATCGACACGCGAGTTCAGTCTTTTAATTTCAGAGAGGAGATGAGTAATGACATAACCTGCAAGCCCACCGATCACGGCAAGGCTTGCAAAGTACAGGGTCATTAGATCATTTGTTGTCACTTCTTAGGGCTCGCGTATCCGAACACTCCAGCTACTATTGAGCCAAGAATGGCGCGATAGTCTAAAGAGAAGTTAGATGTAGTTCCCCATACGCATAAAAATGCGCCTACTGCGATTATTGCTGGATGCTTCATGTTCATTTATTGTCCACCTATCATCGGTATAGTAAAGAATTGAGAGTCTTCGTCGCCCTTGATAGTGAAGCTGATATGCGCGTGATGATTATGCTTATTGATCCCATCATAAGTACGCCAAGCCCAAGCCTTCTTAGATGAGGCGATGCGACCGTCGAAAATGATGTAACCAATTCTTTTATCGCCAGACTTTGCAGCGAGTCGAATCTGATCGACCAAGTCAGGCATGACATCGGGCTTCCGGCCTTTGCCGTTAAGGTCGCGGTCAACATCGATGGCACGAACCCATCCCTGTACATCTGGATTATGATCAGACTTGCGAGCAGCGTGTCTCGTGTCACCGATCCAGCCGTCCGAAGTTCGATCTCTATCTGGGAATGCATCATCGATCTGCTCGCGTAACTGGATGGCAGACTTAGACAGGCGCGGCTTCATCTGTAACTGGTTCCTCTGACTTGACGATCTGGACAGTTCCTTTGTTGACAATTATTTGGCCGTCATACTCAAACTCTTCTTCTCGCTCTGTATTACTCTCAAATAAGATTTCCATATTAGACTCCCGCGTTATAATGGGCTAGAACTTGAGCAGCGCTTAACGCTGTGTTGTAAACCGAAACTGCTGTTGCTGTACCTGTGTAGAATTGAGCATAAGAGCCGCCGCCAGAATTGTTAGAACCAAAAAGTATTTCTCTATTTGAAGTATTTGTTCTGCGAGCAGTAGTGCTATTAGCTTGATCAACGCCGTCGATGTACAGTCTAAGTGCGCCGCCGCTTGTAGCTGAGGCCACAACATGATGCCAAGCGTCATTGTTATAGCTGTTAGTATGAGAAATGTTTAAGCCATTGCCTGCGGAATCTACGCTCTGGATCATGACCATTCCAGTTGTGCCGTTATTAAGTGAGATGGTAGTAGTAACGCCATTGCCCGATCCTGTGCTATCGCGCCATGAGAAGAATGTAGAAAATGCGCTACTGCTAGTCTTAAACCACATTTCAGCCGACCAGTTACCGCTTGCGGCAATGTTAAAAGTAGAGACTACCGAACTATTGACTCGATCGTTAGAGCCATCGAAAGTAATACCAAGCGGGATGCCAGCTAGACCAGTCGATACGCCAAGGGTAGGGCTATTGTAGAAAGTAAAATTGTTGTTATTAGCTGTTAAATCATCACCCGTCGTACCAGATGTCTCATTAAGCAGCCAGAAGCCTATGGGGTTATCGGCCAAAACTACTTGGCTATAAGTTAAAGGTGCTTTTCCCCCATATACCGCCGATAGATTGTTAAGCATTATCCAATGGCTCCGACGACGTACCATGCGTCTGTAGCTGTTTTTATACATGCTGCGCTTCTATATTGTGCAAGGGTCGGTGAGGCTGCTACTGCGCCTGCTGAAAGGATGGTAGTAGTTGCAGGGGTGACTGCTGAAATCGTGCAGGCTCCGACGCCGATGTTCAAGATCGTAAGGACTGTACCGATAGGGAATGCTACCGAGGCGTTAGTAGGGATCTTATATGCGATCGCTGTCGCCTTGTTCATAAGCTCGACGACCTGATAAGCGTCGGCAATTACAGCCGTGTAATCGCCAGTCTGAGCTGCGCCGATGGTAAAGGCTACTAGGCCGTTATAGTCTGCGGCTGTAAAGATATCGCCTGTTGTCGCTGGAAAGCCTTCTGCCATGATTTTCTCCTAGTATCCCATTATGGATTGTCCGATTATACCGTACGTCGATGATCCGATGATGAATCCCTCAACTATAGGCTCAAGTGTTGTTACTGTGCATTTCATACTGTTAGGGGTTATATCCCATGCCAAGCCCTGCACCTGCAAGGTCTTTACTATTGTAGAGCCGTCTGGCTGCACGTTAGTGATCTTGACGTTGTCAAAATAGTCGAGACCGATCATTGTGTCAGTCGGTACATCTGTATCAAGAAGATCGACTTGGAGCTGATCTATTCGAATCGATGTCTCGGCACGGGTCGCGACATATATCTTGGCAATGTCTAGGACTTGAGCATCTGTCTCAGGAATCATCTCTGTCAGAGTAGCGCCATGAGGGAAATACTTAGCCGATGAAGTTGCATCTGTTGCAGTCTGTGCTGTGCCACCAATGCGTGTCATGCTCGCTTGGTTGATGATCAGCTTGTCATCGAAGGCGTATTTGAGGTCTGAGTAAGGAATGCCTGTTGTCTGGTCGAACTCAATAGGTGCAGCCGCTAGAGATCCCACGACATCGGTGCGATCCTTAAACTCTGCTGTGCCATCTGTGCGAATGAAGAATGCACCTTGCTCTGCGAACTCTGCCGCCTTGAGGGCTGCTAGGGATGTACGCGAGGTCCCCGGATCTGCCTGGACTGTAGTCGATCCTGTGTCAGTAATTCTCATCGATGTTGGAAATGAAACTTGATCGAGGATCTTTGTAATTCGAGTGCCAGTAGTCTGTCCAGCAGTTGCCCCTGTAATTGTAGCTACGTTAGCCATCTGAAATAGTCTAAAGGCATCCGAGCAGACGATATCGACATAACCTAATTCTTGACCTGTTGGATAGGTGTAATTATAAGAATCGACATAACCTGAGAATAAGAATTCCTGAGTGGTTGCAGTAGTAGCAGCTACGCGGATCTTTCTTAAAGGAGTAAGTAGCGGATAAAAAGTAGAGTTTACATTCTGTGGGTTAAAATTGCCGTCCTGATCAATCACCCTCACGGTGCAGTTGCCAGCCTCGTAAGTGTCTCGCATGATATTGCGGCCACGGCTGATCTTAATTGATCTAGTAATATCGCTGAGATCAACTACTGGATCAGGCACTTCGCTCGATGCGAACTGTGAGACTCCGATAACGCCGTACTTGGCATCGCCAATAGTAAAGGGATAGCCGAATGTAGCACCTTGGCTAAAGTCGAACGATACCGAGATGGTTGCAGGTAGTGTCATTTGATTGACGGCGCTCCACGTCCGTTGTATCGGCTGACATCGCTAAAAGTTCCCGATAGGGATTGATTGACTTGACTCTCTGTGATTGCTCCAGTAACTGTCTTACCATCAAGCTCTACTGTGATATTGATTTGAGGATTGACGCCTGCAATAACTCCTGCGCCTAAGCCGCCCATAGGGCCTACTTGACTAAATGAATTAGCAGGAACGTTAAAGTCTGGGATAAATCCACCGCCACCGCGGCCTGTGTCTGTCAATTGCATTGTCATTGATCCCATGTCTGGAACCTTCCAGTTGCGATATGGATTAGGCGCTTCTGGAGTTGCAAGTAGTGCAGCATTGAGAGCATTCTGACGCTTGACTGCTTCCGTCAATTCGCCTGATAACTTTGTAGCAGCTGAGTCATTCTTATCAAGAAGTGCCAATTGTAGGTTGAGAGATAGTCGGTCGGTTTCGCTGATCTGATTATTAAGTGCTGCTGTTAGATTGATACGTTCTAAGTCAAGTGTACGAGCTGCCTTGTCAAGCGCGGCTTTCTTTTTAGCATCAATCGTTGCCTTTTTTTGTAAGTTGGCTCGTTCTCTTTCTAGTTTAAGCCTATCCTTTTCCATCTGTTGCTGCTTTGCTAATTCAGCGGGAGTAGGGTAAATGCCCACAGGCATGGAACCAAGATATCCCATTGTAATTGGATTAGTCATAGCCTGAAATTCAGCACCAGTCTTGCTTACATAGTCAAGGGCTTTCTTTAGAACTGCCAAAGATGTGAGACTAGGGTTTATCAGAAAACTATTTTTGGTTACTGCATTCTGTTTTCCCATTCCCGGAACTTTATTAAGTTTATCAATAAGGACGGCAACGCCTACAATGGCATCCGATACGTACAAAGAAAAATCTGCCATGGAATCCGCTAAAGGCTGGACTGTGTTGCCCGATCCAGATAAAAGTGAGAGCGCATCAACTAAGCCTTTGCCAATAGTTTCTTTAGCTTCACCTGCTGCGGTGCCAAGCAATTCCATCTTGCCTGCGTAGGTGGTTAGATACTCGGCGTTAGCACCCTTAAATTGATCTGTTAACGCACTTTGCACTTCTGCAAAACTCATCGTCTTTAATTCAGCTTTGCTGAGACCTAGAGAATACTTACCTAGACCTTTGGTCTGCCCTAGGTATGCAGCAGTCAAATCAGAAATTACGGTTTCGTAATCGATGCCGCTGCCTCGTGAAATGTCTAGCGCTTGTGTCAGTAATTCTTGAGATTTCGTAACCGAACCTGTGGTCTGCAATAGTTTTTGCATCGATGGACGTAGTTGATCGTCCGTAACTCCAGACATTGCTGACAATTCTGAAATGAACTTCTCAATACGAGGAGTCTCAAAACCTAGACCCAGATTCTTTACTGACATGGCCAAGCGACTAGCGGCTTTCTGATCTTCAATAAATGCTTTGGCAGCAGCTTTGCCAAAATTAATAACAGCGGCAGTGGATAGTCCTATGCCTGCCGCCCCAGCAAGTTTCTTAAAGCTTCCAGTAATACCTTTGATGCCTTTGTCGACATCCTTAAATGCTTTTTTGCCTTTGTTCTCGACAATTATCGGGATTCTAATTTCAGCCATTAGTTGCCACTCCTATTAAAAATAGCGGCAGCCTTTTCAAGCGCCTTGATAACTCCAGCCTTGGCTTTACCCTGATCTTCGTCGTAGGCTTTAAGTAATCCTCGACCTTGCATTCTGCCATTTCCTACCATTGCCCCCGGAAGTCGTGGAGTGAACTTTCCTGAGATGCCAGACTTACGGCCAGCCCAGTCATAGATAACTCCGCCTGCTGTTTTGTTATGTAAAGAAACGGTAGAAGACCAGCCTTCACGATTAGGCTTGGTCGGTGTCAATTTATAGCCCACACCGCGACGTGCTTCACCTGCGTCGTACATTGGAAACTTTGCAGTTTTAGCGTCATGCTTAACAAAACCAGAAGGCATGTCGGAATTAGATGGCATGAAACCTCTAGCCTTTTTTACTACGGGCTTAAGGAATCCGACCATCTCATCGCGTGTTGCTTTGTCTAGATCAGGTGAGAACTTTTTAAGGGCTTTGCGAACGTCGTTAGCGCTTTTTAGCTCTGTAGGCATCCGCTTGCTCCTTTCCTCTATCCTTCAATGCTTTTAGTAACATCTGGAGCATTGATGAATCTAAATTAATTAAATCTTGTGGAGGGATAGCCGTCTCAATGCTCAACCGAGCTATGAGATAGTGGATGCTATCCCTGCCTAGGCCAAAGGGTCAGACTCTGCAACCTCTACACTCTTTAGAGTTTCGAGAAAGTCTGCACCGAATGGCTTGACTGTGACTCCACTTAGTCGAAGGCCTTCCCATGCAAGCCAATAGACATCTGACTGCTTTTCATCATCGCGGAACGCTTTGTGAAATCCCTTTTTAGCATATAGCTCGAACGCGTATTCGAGGCGAGGAGTGATCTCGATCTCGGTAACGCTGTTGTCTGCCATAGTGACTATTAACTTTGCCATGCTGTGCCCCTTTGTTTAGTTTCTTAGAATGTGCCTGTTGTGGCAACTGCGATAGTACCAGAGACGTTGAATGTGAGGCTCTGTGTTGAGAGGTCACCGACTGCGCCGTTGATGTCTGTCGTGTTGTTAATAAGGCATGTCATTGTGTAGAGAGGGTTAGTTGCAGATACTGCAGTTCCCTTTGTCTGAAGTAGAACTACTGTGACGTTAGTTCCCCATGCAGCTTGCAAGGTCGCTAGGACGTTAGCAGATGCTGTGTCGTTCAAGAAGTCGATTGTGACAGATGATGCCTCAAGACCCTTGACGAACTTATGGCCAGAGTCACCCATTGCAGTAACTTCGAGCTCATCGAATGCGCGGTTAAGTGTTACTGATGTAACGTGGTCTGATAGATCGACTGAGTTTACCTTCACGCCGACGTTGTTGCTTAGAAATACAGCCATGAGATTATTCCTCGTCTTTCTTAGTGGTTACTGGCTTAGGTGTTGATGGTGCTACCTGCCCGATCTTGATCAGGAAGGCTTCTTGCTCTTTTTCCCACTCGGACATTTTAGCTCCAACTCGTTAGGACTGAGATATTGATATTGCATGTAAGTAAATCACCTGAAGCGGCACTTAGTACGGCAGGAGCCGAAACATCAGAGACGTTATAGGTGTATGAAGATGCAGCGAGCAAGCCAAAGACTCGAACGATGTCGTCTTCAATTCCATTGAGATTGCCTTCGTTGTCCAAGAGAGGCACGAAGATGCTCACGACGAAGTTCGCCATAGGTGAGATTGTTGCATTCCATCCGTTAGATGGAGAAAGGTAAGGATCTGCTGGAGCAATAACTACGCTGTTAGCAATTACAGTTGCAGGTGGGAATGAGAATACTGAATACTTTGTATTATCGACTAGAGCTGCTGCGATACCTGCGCGGAGTGTTGATATGGCGGCCATTAGCCCACCATCGATCTCGGATCAAGATATGGAGCAAGTAAGCCGCGCACGCGAGCAAGTAAGGTGTTACCCATGCGGTAGGGCGAAGGCTGATAACCATCGATGGTGACTCCGCCGCTTGATGGGGCTTGGCGAGACTGCCAGATGTCGATCGAAATCATGAGAGACGCTTCTTGAATCGCCGGAATCGTTGTGTAATCGACTGTGGCTACTGCTGCTACCCGTCCAAAAGGAGTCACTGTATGTTCAGGTTGCGCTGTCGGACTGCCTGTAACTGCATAAGTGATAGATGTGTTACTCATGCCAGTGATTGCCTTAGATCCATTATGAGGTGCGCCGTTACCACTGATCGTTACAGTTTGACCGACATAAAAGACATCCTTGATTGATTGCTCAAAATACAATGTGCCTTCTGTAGTTGTATTACTGTGTCCAACATTGAATGTGTAGTTATTCCATAGAAAGGGCAAGAGTACGTCATCTGCGGCATCGCAGACTTGCTGCAAGACTGCATCAGTATAGAGAGTGCCAACGCCAAGGGCGGTGCGAAGCTCTGCAACTGTTGTCAATGCCATGCTCTTATCCTTTCTAAAGACTGGCAGGGTAGAAGGGCACTACCCTGCCAGCGACTTAAGGGTGGCTTACGCCTTGTTGTTCTTAAATGCGCCTGCTCCGACCTTGGTCGCGATTGCGCCGTAGCCGTAGTAGCCGATTGTTACCTGTCCTGCTGCAGTTGACTCTGCGCGTAGGCGGTATGTTGGTGACTCGTACCATGTGTACGCGTCTGGGTTAACGATAAGGAGTGATCCATCTTTGTCTGTGTCAGATGATGAAGCCACGTTTGCTGTCACATAGAGATCAAGTCCGGCAACGCGTCCACGAAGAGCTGTAGGAGTTGAAACTCCTGGCTGGTTCATTGGGTTTGTTACTTCGTTATAGATTGGGCGACCTGTGTCATTAAGACCCATCAAGTTTGACCACTGTGAAGTGTTAGCAATGAGATTACGAGCGAATGGATTTGGAAGTCCTGCTGTCGCGCTGTAAACAGAAGCAGCACCGCGAGAAATAATTCCTAGCAATTCTGTCGCTGTTGGATATGTTGTGACAGTTGTTCCATCAGCTGTCGCGCCACTTACGAGTGCTGCGTGAACTGCTGAATCTGTAGCCTTTGCATACGCTGCAGCCATGTTGCGGACTAACTCATCAAAGAATGCTGGAGATGTACGATCAAGCAATTCGACTGAAAATGTCTGCTGTCCAGCGTACTTCTTTACAGTCACTGACAAGAAGGCTGATGTTTGGTCTGTGTCTGAGAATGCTGCGTCCTCAGCTGTTTCTGCAACTGTTGGCATTGCGGTGATCTTTGGAATCTCGAAAGTCATACCAGCATCAGGAAGCACTCCACGAGAGATTGCTTCAATTGATGGACGGATTGTGGTTCCGAGTGGGTTGATTATCTCTGAAAGTTGACGTGTTGGTACTAGACCAGCGTTGTCAGTTGTGTTGTCTGCTGCTGCGATGTACTGACGAGCTGAGTCATCGCCAAGTGCTGCGCGAATTGAGTTCTCTGCGTACTTTGCAGCTGTTAGTTCAATGCGTGGCTTTGTGTAAGCCATTGCTGTCACAGCAGGGCGAGCAGCTTCAACTGCGGCAGCCTCAACTGTAGGTGTTGCTTCGACTGCTGAAGTGGTTTCTTCCACGGTGGCTGTCTCGCTTTCTGTTGGTAGGGTTTCTTCTACGGCTTCATCTTCAGATGCCGCAATATCAGTGACGGCTGCTGACTTAAATGCGGCGGCCTGCACTAAACTTACTTCGAGCAGGTCAGCACTCGATACATACAGCACGCCATTCTTCGGCTTGGCTGCATTGACCATAACTCCGACTGAAAGACCTGTGCGGAGTTCTTCTGAGGCTTCGATGAGAGCATCTGTGCCACGGGATGACTTAGAAATCTTGAATGATGCAAAGATTCCATCTTCTGTTTCGTTAAAGAATTGAGCACGGCCAATTGGCTGTTTAGGATCGTGCTCTAGTAAGAGCTTCACTTTGCTTGAATCAGCGATGTTAATTGCGCCGCGCTCAAAGACAACTGCACCGGCGGAGGTGTTTCCAACCTCGCCGTCATAAGGCACGATCTTGCCAGAGATAGTGCGTGCTGCGCTATCTGCTACGAGTTCTGCCGAGAATGTAAGCATCTCGCTCATATCATTCCTTCGCTTCCGTTAGGTGTTAGGTCTGTCATCTCCATCGCTTGCTCCTGAGTAATCAGCTGGAGGTCGAGAAGTTCACGGATGACTGCTAGTTCTTGCAGTGGATCAGTGCGGAGATAATTCTTATCAATGTCGAATTTAACGATATTGCCACGAGCTGTAATGTCGTCCATTGATAGACGATCTTCGATGGCTGAAATGAATGGCTGTAAAGATAATGTTAAGAATTGACGGCGCTCATCAGTTACGTTGGCGTAAGTCATTGTCGTGTTCTGATCTGCTGAGACGTAATAAGGAGGGACGTTGCAAAGACGAGCAATCTCAGTAGCAAGATTCTGAATCGCCTCGTTGTACATCATGTCCTTAGGACTAAAACCTACTGTTTCATAATTTAGAGTCGAGGTCAGGTAAGCGGTCGAACGATTTTGACGAGCATTCTTGAACGCTGCTAAAAGACCTTGAACTTCTGCTGGAGGTAGGTCTGCGCCTGTGTTTTTGAGGTAACCAGTAGGCATTGGAGTCGCCGCTGCAATTACTGATGCCTTCTGAATATCTAAAGCTGCACGAATAGTCGATGTACCTGTGTTTAGAATGCCATCGCTAAGAGATTGGAATGTGATAAGCGATCCTAGGCCGTCCATTGGTAGCGTTGTGCCATCGACTGCGTAAGACTTGACAAATACGTTATCGCGATCGAGTGTCGCGGTGACTCGGCTGTTAGCGATCCACTCGAAGCGAGATGGGCGACCATCCTCCTGATAAGTCTCGACAACTTGCCAGAATGCCTGTCCGTAAAATAGAAGTGAATCAACTGTGTAGGCAATAGTGACAGAACGTGGTTGATGATATGAAGGCTGTTCTAGCCAGAGTGGCTTCCCTAATTCTTCGCCAGTTGATTTCTTGTAAAGCTCAAGAGGAATTGTGCCGATTGTGCCAGCAAGAAGGTTGCGGCATCGAGCTAGTGCCGGAACTCCCATTGCTTCTGTTCGTCCGACATAAGCAAATTGAAACGGCATCGCATAAGGCGAATACTCACCCAAGACCTGCGGTGCGTATTGCGCTTCGACATTGGCCTTCGGTGTTGCACCTGTGAGGCGCGAAAGGATACCCATAGAGGGCAATTATACACTACTCGGTGTAAATCGCTGCGATCTGTTGAGGTTTTAATAGCATCGATACGACCATTGCTAAAGAGATCGGCGCGGATACATCGCCTGCGCTTTTACGTTTGACGATGCGCCATGAGCTGTCATTGGTCTTAGCCGCGCAGTTATTCATCTGCTTTATCAATTCTTCTTGGCCGTTATGTACGACTCGACCATTGACCATGCCATCGAGGAGATCGGAACATGCCTGATAGAACTGCTGGCCTGAGACATCCTGAATTATTTGACCAGCATTAGCCAATCTTTCGGCGATCGATTGTGTAGTGTACTTGTCATAACAGATCATCTTCGGACGATATTGATCAGCCCAACCCTTGATCTCAGCTGCGATCTTTAGATCATCAACCGAGACTTGGCTTTCCCACGTCTGCAAGATGCCGACACCGATTCTTCCGTCACCCATAATCTGACCAGCAACAAGGCTCGCATTGCGGCGAGAAGGAGATACATCGAAACCAAATACTGTATAGCCACCGATCGGAATTTGGAGCGAGGCATCGCTGGTTGCCTCAAGTACGCCATGAGGCCATGGACTCTGTAGAGAATCAATCCATTGGCATAGAAGTTCAGTCCTAATATCTTCAATCTTGTTAGTTGCCACAGCTTCTTCAAGTGATTCCTCCGTGATTGTGTAACCAAGAGCAGGGTTGCTCATTGCCCAGGCATTGCGGTCTGTGATCTTGCAGTATTGCGGTGCTGAGTATTCGTAGAACCCAAAAGACTTAGGAGGTGCTGATAAGGCTCGCTCTCGAAGTGTATTGAGAGTCTCCGAGAAGGCGTCCCCTGCATTCGACGTTAGCAGAGTCTGGGAATTGGCGCGTGCACGCGTCGTCGGAATTGCCGCGGTGTACCCGTCTTTACTGATCTCGCGTACTTCATCGATCCATAATAGGTCGCACGTTCTTCCGCGACTTGAGTCTCTAGTATCGCTGACTAGGTCGAGCGTTGCTCCGTTAAGTAGTTCAATTCTTTCTCCGCCGTTCGCGTATCTGATCGCTTTAGTTCCGGCCTTCAAGTGTGGAGCATTCTCGATAATCCATGCAATCTCTCGAAAGGTCATAAGAGCAGTCGCTCGATTAGAGCTCATGATCAGGTGCTTTGTTTCGCCACCATAGAAGAGCCCCCAGATCACACGCATACGCCCTAGATGGCTCTTTCCATTCTGACGCGCTATGAGAAGTAATGAAGTCTTGCGTATGTACATGCCTTTAGCATCCACACGCATCATGTCGTCTAAAACCCACTTCTGCCACGGCAATAAAGGCATGCCTAAGTCTTCAGCCATCTTGGCGATCTCATCTGAGCGTGTCTTGCCCTTGAGAAGTGGGCTGTGAAGCCTTGCCTTGGTTGCCCCTCGTAACGGCTGTTTACGAGCTGCCATTAGTCAGGACTGTCTGTGACTGGTCGGGCAGTAAAGGGACTATCTAGCATCGTTCTGGACTGCATCGGGTAGATATTGCCAGAAAAGACAGGAGACAGGTTACGTCGACATTCTCTGCTCTGACGCCTTTCGTCTATTGGCTATGGCTAACGTCAAGACAATTACAGATTCAGGAGCTGGTCAGACCACCGGCATTCGCATAGGTAA